AGCTTCTTTAGTTCATTCTTTGTCTTACGCATAACGTGCGTGACGCGCTCTGCAGTCTCAATATGTGACGCGCTATATGGCACGATACAATCTTCTGCAGGAATGAACAGCGCAACCTGACGCCCGATGTTGGGGTCGTGGTATACCTTCTTAAACGCCGAGCCGCCCAGCCCCAAGCTATACAGGAGTCGCTCATGCTCTGGGCGATACTCAACCATATTCTCGGTAAGCTCGTAGTTCATGTCAGCCTTGACACGAGCAGCAGCTTCTTCTTTATCTTTAGTCTCTTCACCTAGAATCTTTGTTTTAACAGGACCAAGCGATGGGAATGTTTCACTCATGGTCTCTGCTTGGAACCGTATGGCAGCTTCTGCCAGCACTGTGGAATACACTCCACATGCTCCCTGCCATGGGTCAGTGCGTTCTTCGTACTTAAATCCTAGCACATCCAGACCATCTACAAACGTATCAGCCCACTCCTTGCGGCTATCAATATCAGAATCAATCAACCCAATTAGATCATCAGACAAAGAGGCAAGATCTCCCTCCTCCATGTTCTCGGCGAGGTTGCCATCAAACGGCATATCCTGCATATCTTGACCGGGAATAAGAGTTATCTCAACGCTACCATCATCAAGAGTAACCATGTCTGGATTAACAATCTCTATTTCCAGATCTGTTGCGGGCATTTCTCCTTCTGGAAGCGCCTCGTCCATGCCCACAGGAGCTTGATATAACCCTTTTTCAACTGCCATAATACTGTGACCCCTAATAATATCCGCCATTACGTCGCTTGAAGTACCGCTGTTCTTCCGGTTCATCGCTAGGCAGACGTATAAAGCCCCCTTGGCGGAATCGCATAAGGGCCATAACCGTTGAATCAACCAAGTCATCATGGCTCATAAACGGAAATCCTGCAATCTCTTCTATAACTTCCTCGGCCCAGCGGGTCTCCGGCATCCAACACATGCCTGATGCAACAATATCTGATACGGAATTTAATCGGGCCAACTTATCTCCTGAACCTCTGTGGGGGGTGTACTCCTGTACAGGCAAACCAGACCTACGCATTTCTTGGTACAATGCCGTGCCAGCGCTTTTCTTCTCGACGATGAACGCGTCTGGCTCCCACTCTTCATATTCTTCTATGGCAAGCTGCTTTAGTTCTGGAAACTCCATACGCTTCTTTATGCTGTTTAGCAATATAATATTATAATTATCCACCTCTTCATTCAAAAACACACCCCAAGTCGTCAATGCTGTAAAGTCAGCACGGTTGTGTGTCTCTGCTGCCGCATCCAAAGACATGATAACGTATTCGCAATCAGGGGGGTATTCCTGTTTCCATATACCCCACCAGTCTCGCTTGATAAGTGCAGCCTCTTCTGCGGTGGGTTCCTGCTGATACTGCGCGTTCCACTGAAATGTGGGCATTGATGCCTTGGTACGCAGTAACGCGTTAAGATCAAAGAACTCAGGCCATAGTGGTTTCTGCTCTGACTTCTTTGTCTTCTTGTTTACTATATCCAGTATTGCGGGGAACTCGACTACATCATATTGATCGGCCCGCTCGTTCTGTACCATGTCCCGTGTGACCCGTCCTGTGAGGTCATCCATGTGCCAGCGTGTCTGAATGATAGCTACACGCCCACCGGGCATCAATCGTGTACGCGCTCCGAAGGTGAACCATTCGTATGCTTTTTCAAAGACTTCAAAATTTCCGTTAATGACATCTTGTTCGGAATGGGGATCGTCAACGAGCAAGAGGTCAGCACCACGGCCAGCAATAGAGGAACCAATACCACACGCATAATATTCACCTCCTACACTCGTGTTCCAACGCCCAGCAGACTTGGAATCCACCGCAAGTTTTGCTGCGGGAAAGATAGATGCGTACTCGTCAGTAGATATAAGATTCCTCACTTTACGACCAAAATCAACTGCTAGGTCAGTAGTGTGTGACACCATCATAACCTTCTTGTTGGGGTTGCGACCCAAGAACCATGCAGGAAAAAAGATAGAAACAAGCTGCGATTTACCGTGTCTGGGCGGGATATTGACGCAAATACGGTCTTTTTTACCCTCTGCAATGTCCATAAGCATGTTTCCAAGCATCCTATGGTGTTTTCCAACGATATAATCAGGCTGCATACGCTTACAGAACTCAATCAGGTCATCATAAGCCGCCTGATTGGTCTTTCTGCTACTTAATTCGTCAACAAGACGGTCAATCTCCACTATTTCGTCAGGAGTGTAGTGATCTAGGTTGTCCAACATCTGTTGAACCTCTGATTCAGTGAAATTTTCAGTCGTCATCGAACTTCTCGTCCTCTTTCAGACCAAGTTCAACGTCAACATCCAGCGATTCACCATCAATTACGATAGCATCCTGTATTTTTTCCTGTGGTGTACTCAATTTTTGCAGTTTCTCGCGCAATTTTGCACGCAAATCGTCCGTAGACTGGTGAGTTATAGTCACTTCCGACTTCTCTGCAAACAAACCAACGTCAGATATCTTACCAAGCAGCTCCAAAGCGCGTATCCGCACTCGGGGATCTGGATTTTCGGTCTCTTCGATGAGTTTATTGGTCACAAGGTGGCGTACCTGCACGGCACTCTCCACGACAGAGTGACCAAACTCCTGCAATATGTTGTTTGTGAGTATCAATGAGGCAGGTGTAAGTGCTGCTGCCTTCTTCGTAGTGACTTTTTTAGAGGTTGTGTCGGGGTCATCGGCGTAGGCCATCGTAATTTTAGCGGCTACGTCCTTATCTTCCTTGGTAGGTTCGACATCTAACCCGTGGTCAGCAAGTTCCTTGGCGGTTTCACTAGCCGCATCCGTGCGTTGTTTGAGATCCATGGGTGGTAACTCATCAGGAATTGCCACCCCAAGCTCGGGTTCTACCATAATACTCATGTGTTTATCGCAGGCTGTTAACCGTTGGTATCGACATATACAGTATAATATTTTTTTGTGCAAGGAGGTTGGGACTCCTACCGGGGGGTGTTCCTGTGTGAGAGGGGGTGGGGGGTTGAACTCAGAAAAAACCGGATTGTTCGTATAAATTAGTAATACATACACGCGTATGTAACTGCTGACACATAGCGGGTCATAGGGGTGGGGTGGGTCATCGCCTGCCAGATTTTGCCATTGTCTGCCATATAACTAAAATGTTAGTGACTCACTAACAAATAATAACAAGTTTACAGTCGATCTATTCCAATTGCCGCGCCAATGTGCCATATTACAACCATCGAAGCGGACATCCTGTCTACTTCATTTGATCTTGAAAGGATCATATCATGACTAAAGTCGTCACGACCAAATTGGCTGGTCTAATTGCCAATGCCGTTGCCAAGGGCAACACCGCCGACCGTGCAAAGACAACCGCCGTTGATGCGATGGTTGCCGCCGGTTTCGTATCGACTGACTTCATCTCGCCGAAGGGCAAAGATAGCAAGTCAACCGCAACCGATGATCTGTTCGGGCAGATCAACGATGCGATCGTTGCAGGTTTTGCGGTACGTACGCAAGAGCTGGTTAAAGCTCCATCCGCCAAAGGCATGACCGATGCCCAGAAATTGGCTAGGCGTACTGGGCAACAGCAGATCGGTGCCAAGCGCAACGACTTCAAGACTGCCCTTGCCAAGCGCGAGAATGCCGAGGCATCGGGCAACACTAGCCGGACACGTACGCCACAACAGCGCGTGACTGACAACCTGAACGATAGCATCAAGGTCTTGCAAGAGGCCGAGGGTGTCCCGTTCGATACCGTCAAGGTCTTAGAGCTTTGCAAGAAAGCTCTCGCCGAAACCACCAAGGTGGCGCACTAACAACTCAGGGCAGGGCTTCGGTCCTGCCCTATCATCATGAGAGGATACGTTATGGAAGATCAAACTGTACAACAATGGCGTAAAGCAAAACAGCAACAACAACGCGCTACCAAGTATCGGCGCATTGCTGGTGTTGTCATAACTTTTCTAGGCATATTGATGGTCTTAGTCGGTATGTCTATCGGTGAAATACCTACTGATCCATGGCCGATATGGGGAATTGCCTTACAGGCTGGATGGATTATCTTAGGTGGTGTTGTTGCAATCTTTGGATATCGGAGCGCAATTGATGACTAGGTTGAGTGAATTGGACTACGTTGAATTACTCTTATGGTTATCACGATCGGAAGACACCGGCCATTATATGGGTTATTCAAGACACGCTATCGCGTTAGAGATTGCAAAGCGAACTAAATAAGATCAGGCAGGGCTTCGGCTCTGCCTTTTTTTGTGCCTGTGAAACCAGTTCTTAGAGCCGCGTTGAGCCACTCGCATAGTGACACGTTATGTTAGTGACTCACTAACACGTTGAGACCAGTTCTTAGAGCCGCGTTGAGCCAATGTTCTAATGTTCTTTCTAATGTTCCGTAATGTTCGTTTTTTTTTACCACTGTTAGAACATTATGTTTTGGTGGTGGGGCGTGGTGACGCATAGCAGGCAATGCCGAGGTTTGCCTATCAGAACTTATCTAATCTTATCTAATCTTGTAGTAGTAGTATAATGTTCGTTTTTTCAAATATTATTAAGGTTTGTTAGTGGCTCACTAACACGCCACACAAATGTTCTTGCCTCTAAGAGGGCGTCGAGGCAGATGTCCAAAAACCTCAAAAAACGAACAAAAGAACATTGCTGTCTTTCCAATGCGTTACACACCCACCATCAAGAACATTACAGTACATTACACCACAACACACAGATACACACAGAATAATACATTCTGACATAACTTGACATTCCTGATAACATTTGGTATAATATAAAGACAGTCGAGGTTCGGCTGTTTCGTAACTAGTTGTCATGAAAGGACACATTATGCAAAACGTAATCACAAACCAGAATGTTAGTGACACACTAACAAGTCACACTGCACCAAGCATCGGATCATCTGCCATGCTTTGTGAGTTGTCCATCTCAACATGGACAGGACGCAAGAAAGACAAGAAAGCATCAGAAGATGTTACCACAGACAACCATGCCGCGTCCGGTGTAGCGTCTGTACACAAGAAGCTACTCGCTGACTGTCAAGAACTCATGGCAGTACAGAAGTTTACAGCTAACAGCCGCAACGCACACTACGCCATGACAATGCCATGGTCTGACACAGGCTTGCGTCTTTTGCCAACGGCTCAATACTTCAAGTATCACCAAGCAATGACTGACATCCAGAACGAGTATGACAGGCTTGTTGACTTGTTTCTGTACAGTTACGAATGGGAGATCACCCAAGCATCCGCAAAGCTAGGTGACTTGTTTGATCGCAACGAGTATCCATCCGTTGACAGCCTACGCAACAAGTTCGGGTTTCGCTTGTCATATATCCCACTGCCTGATGCTGGTGACTTTCGTATCGACATCGGCAATGAGGCAACCGAGCAAGTCAAGGATCACTATCAGTCCTACTATTCGGCACAGCTAAACAACGCAATGAATGACGTGTGGCAACGCACTCACAAAGCGTTGACTGCTATGTCCGAGCGTCTCGACTACTCACCATCCGAGGACAAGAAAATATTCCGCGACACGCTCGTGACCAATGTCCTCGACATGGTAGAACTTCTCACTGTGTGTAACGTATCGGGCGACAGTCAGATGGAAGCCGCACGGATGAAACTGGACGATGCACTACGTGGTGTCAATGCTGATGCACTGCGCGAGGATGCCCACCTACGGTCAGAGACTAAGCGCACCGTGGATGAGGTCATCAAATCACTACCATCAATCGGCATGTAACTTGTTAGTGGTTCACTAACACAACTCTTGAAAGAAACGGAGACTATCATGAATACAGCAACAACAATGTATGCACTGGGACTTGACCAAGTCGAGGCGCTAGTTCTAGCAACAGGGCCGATGCGCACCGTGCTTGTGCAGGGTGACATGGGTACAGGCAAGTCATCACTTCTTACCACGCTTGCCAAGGCACTGCCCAACCACACACCATGCTACTTCGATTGCACGACCAAGGACTTGGGTGACATCACCATACCCAACCTTGCCAAGATGGATGATGGCACAGGCTATGTGACGTATCTCACCAATGAAGAGTTGGGCGCACACAACCACAAGCCTGTCATCATCATGGTTGACGAGTTCGGCAAGGCCAACCCTGCTGTCAAGAACGCACTGTTACGTCTTATACTGGAGCGTAAGATCGGTAGCTACACGCTACACCCTGACAGCATTATCTTCGCCACGACCAACAAAGGTTCCGAGGGTGTCGGTGACTTGTTACCACCACATGCTCGCAACCGCATGACAGTCGTGACCACACGCAAGCCTACCAACATGGAATGGATCGAATGGGGTATCAACAATGAAATCGACCACACGCTATTGGGC